AAAAGGGTAACAAGTTAGTAGAGCTGGGTCGATTGGTAGGTGAACGCCTATGGATTGAAACCATGCTGGCCCGTGCTAGTAAGTGGGAGATGATTACCCACGAAAAGATACGCAGTACCTATAAACAAAAGATGCAGGATATAAGACGCATGAAGGCTACAGAAGAATGGACAACAAGAGAGAAGGTAACGACAGGTGTGTGGTTAGTTATGCACATCGCTGAATTAACAGGGATGATCATACTAAAAACTGCACGTGAAGGTGGCCGCAGCCCTTATGTTGTATCACCTGCGCCTAAGTGCATAGAGTTTATCAATGATGTAATAACAGCAGGTAAGTTGTTGTGTCCCTTTGCTTTACCTATGGTTGTGCCACCACGGCCATGGGATAAAGACCTGGAAGGTGGCTACTTAACTAGCATACCTAACAGTAAGCTAACTAAAGATGCTAGCCCGCTAGGTATAACAGGGGATGAGCCATTCATTAAGGCTGCTAACTTGCAACAAGCAGTGCCATGGCGGGTAAACAAATGGGTGTTGGAACAGTTGCAATTTGCATGGGATCAAAGCTTATCTATTGGCAGGCTATTACCCCGTGAAGGTTACCCTATTCCACCCTACCCTAAGCATTTGCCTGATGACCATGAAGATGTAAGGCAATGGAAGTTTAACGCTCGCATACTGCACGAGAAGAACGACAAGTCTATTAACCGACGTGTCGCTACAGCTAAGCAGTTATGGATAGCTAACCGCATGGCTAGCTACGACAGGATATACTTCCCAACTCAGATAGATTTTAGGGGTAGGTATTACTACCGCCCGCCATTCCTTAACCCACAAGCTAATGATATAGGCAGGGCGCTTCTGCTATTTGCGAATGGCAAACCCATAGTCACAGCAGAGGATGCCAGCTGGCTATACATACATGGTGCCAACATGTATGGCCATAGCAAACTAACTTGGCAGGCCAGAACAGATTGGGTTAAACAACACCACGACCAGATCATGCTGGCAGGTGCTGACCCATGGCGTAACGCTGTGTTCTGGACTGGTGCTGCTGATCCATGGCAGTTCCTTTCCTTCTGTCGTACCTATCAACAGTTCAAACAACATGGCTATGGCTATGTGTGTTACCTGCCAGTAGTGCTCGACTGTACCTGCTCTGGCATACAACACTACTCAGCACTGCTGAGGTGTGAGGAGATGGGCAAGCTAGTTAATCTAGCTAGCAGTGAGAAGCCACAAGATATTTATAGCGTTGTATTAAACGAGGTGCTGTCGATACTACGGGTTGATGCTGCTGATGGTAACCAACACGCTCAATCATGGTTGCAATTACAACCTGATCGCAGCTTGCTAAAGCCTGTAGTAATGACAGTCCCGTACTCAGCTGGTCGTACATCAGTTCTTGATCACGTCCACCGCTGGGCCTTTGACCGCACAGTTGAACTTTATGGTATGAACAATTGGAAATTTAAGGCTGGTGCTATGGCAGCAGTCCATTACCTAACCACAATCCTATGCCAACAGACCTATATGTTTATAGGCCCAGCTAAAGAAGCAATGCAATGGTTCAAACGGTTAGGTAATTTAGCTGGCAAACATCAGATCAAACTTAAGTGGACTAACCCAGCCGGGCTACCTATTACGCAGGGTTACCTTGATATGAAGGGCACAGTAATTACCTTGCGATACCTAACTAATGTATCGCTTAGGTTTACTGCTGGCTTAGAAGAGAGAGGTCTAAACCCTAGACGTATGGGCACAGGGCTCAGCCCTAATGTTATCCACTCATTAGATGCCAGTCACATGGCATTTACCACGCTCGATGCTTTTGCAAAGGGCATCACTAACCTTGGAGGTATCCATGATTGCTTTGCCACGACCCCCGCCGAGATGACAGTGTTGCGTGATTGTGTACGCAATACATTTGCTGATCTTTATAGCCGTGATGTACTCACGGATATAGTTAATCAGTTAATCAGCCAGCTGCCATTTGATGTAGCTGCTGACGCTATGCCTAGCCCTGAGCTAGGTACATTAAACCCAAACACCGTTCGCCATTCCACCTACTTCATCACATGAGCAACTTCATCTTGATCAAAGGAGAAAAATTCACCACTCCTGTTGCTAAGTTCCAGTATCCAAAGCTAGTTGAACCTGACACTAAGTTCCACCCAGAAGGAATGTATGAGGTGATAGCTGTAATGGATGCGTCTGATCCAGAAGCAATCCGTTTAGCTGAAGACCTAGATAAATTCCTGGAGCAACACAAGGCTTCATTAAAAGCACAAGCACCCGCCACTAAGTTCAAGCTCACCGATTTACCTTGGCGCTTTGAAGAAATTGATGGGATGCCTGCGCTTATTCTGAAAGCTAAGAGCAAGGCTAGCGGTGTTGATCGTGACGGTAAGAGTTGGGCACGTAAGCCTGCGTTGTTTGATGCCAAAGGTAACCCAGTCACTGATCGTTATGCAGTAGCTGGCTTATGGTCTGGCACTACAGGCAAGGTAGCGTTCCAAGCATCACCGTTTTATACGCCTGTGATAGGAGCAGGTGTGACCCTACGGTTGCAAGCTGTTCAGATCATTAACCTAGTTGAGTCCGGTGGTAGCGGTAGCGCCCATGGCTTTGGCGAAGAGAAAGGTTGGACGCCAAAAGGCGCCACGACAACAGAGCCAGCTGCCGTCCCCTGGGATGCAGAACCCATCGCTGCAGACGAAGCCGACTTCTAGGTTTCGTAGCAAGTACGAGGCAGCAGTCGCTGCCTCCCTTGTTAGACGTGGTCTTGACTGCGAGTACGAAGCTCGAAGCTTTGGTTACATAATCAGAGCTACCTACACCCCTGACTTCTTCTTGCCTAATGGGGTAGTAGTAGAAACCAAAGGGCACTTCAGCTCTGATGATCGGCGCAAGATGCTGGCTGTTAAAAGCCAGTACCCATTACTGGATATTCGCTTGTGTTTCCAGAATGCACAAGTGAAATTATCTAAGGCACCTAAGTCCCTTGCTTATTGGCAATGGGCTGAACGCCATGGGTTTCTCTGGTGTCAAGGCCACATCCCCACCACCTGGTTTACCGATGCCATCCAAACTCCTGCGGCATGACCCGTGTCCTGCTTGTGGCAGCAAGGACAACCTTGCTGTCTATGACGACGGCCATAGCCATTGCTTTGGTTGTGGCCACCAGATCCAACCAGCGAAAGATAAGCCAGTGCTACCACCTGAACCGTTACCGCCACCCGCTAAACCTTTAATAAGGTTCAGCGCTATTCAAGGTTTAGCAAAGAGAGGTATCACTGAAGCAACAGCAAAACATTTTGGCTATGGCGTTGCTCAACACCATGGCCAATTAGTACAGGTAGCTGAGTACCGCGACCAGCAGGGTAATGTATGCGCCCAACACATACGTGATCGAGACAAACGGTTTCAATGGTTAGGTGACACCAGCAATATCCAGCTATGGGGTCAACACCTATGGCGCCAAGGTATTGGTGGTGGTGCCAATCTATTTGTTGTTATTACCGAAGGTGAGATCGACGCTATGTCAGTTAGCCAGGTGCAAGGTAATAAGTTCCCAGTTGTTTCACTGCCGAATGGGGCACAGTCGGCCAAGAAATATCTGGCTGCTAACCAGCAATGGCTTAGCCAGTTCAACCGAATCGTTCTTTGTTTCGACAGTGATGAACCTGGTACTAAGGCAGCAACAGATGTACTAACAATCCTGCCCCTGGGTAAGGCTGCTATCTGTCACCTGCCACGTAAGGACGCCAACGAAATGCTGGTCAATGGGGAGGGTGACCTGCTCAGGGACTTGTTATGGAAGGCAACTCCATCCCGCCCAGATGGAATTGTTAATGCGTCTGAGATGTGGGAGGAGCTGATCAAACCACAGGCTGGTGCTGCTTGTGCATACCCATGGCCAGACCTAAACCGTATGACCCGTGGCTTTAGAAAAGGTGAGATGGTTACCCTCTGTGCTGGCAGTGGCATCGGCAAGTCTTCTATATGTAGAGAGTGGGCACACCACTTCCTTCGTAACGGCATGAAGGTGGGCTACATAGCACTAGAGGAATCAATCAAGCGCACCATGCAGGGGCTGGTTGGTATTGAACTAAACAAACCCATCCACCTTGATCCAACCCTTGCTACCAAAGAGGAGATGAGAGATAGCTTTGATAATTTATTTGGCAGTGGTCGCTGCTATTTGTATGACCATTTTGGCAGCATGGACCCTGAGCATTTGATTAATAAGATTCGATACCTAGCTGATGGTGAAGGAGCAGACGTTGTAATCCTCGACCACTTAACCATTGTGGTTAGTGGT